AACAGGTAGATACGTCCGTAGAAGAAAAAGCACGGGCGGAACTGGCGTTACGGTTTTTAACACGTAAACGGTTATTACCGTTTGTAGAAAGATTTAACCCTGAATACAACGCGGGGTGGGTACATAAAGATATTTGTAAAAGGTTAGAAAAATTTTCAAAAGATGTGGCGCAGAAAAAATCGCCTCGTCTAATGCTCTTTATGCCACCGCGACATGGGAAGTCAACGTTGGCGAGTATTGCGTTTCCAGCATGGCATTTGGGAAGGAACCCAGAGCATGAGTTTATAAGCTGTTCGTACTCGGGCAGTTTGGCTATGGGATTTTCGAGGAAGGTGAGAAGCCTACTTAGAGATCCTGGTTATAAAACGGCATTTTCGACACGGCTCGATCCCGAAAGTCAAAGTGCTGAAGCATGGTTAACGACATCGGGAGGTGGATTTGTTGCAGCGGGTGTAGGTGGCGGTATTACTGGTAAAGGCGCACACGTACTCGTGATCGATGACCCTGTTAAAAACCGCGAAGATGCGGAATCACAGAATAACAGGGATTCGAATTGGGACTGGTACACATCTACTGCTTACACCCGTCTTGCACCGGGCGGAGGAGTATTAGTTATTTTAACTCGCTGGCACGACGATGATCTGGCGGGACGCTTACTTAAAGCAGGTGCAGATGGAGGCGATGAGTGGGAGGTTGTGCGTTACCCCGCAATCGCTGAAGAAGATGAAAGTTTTAGAGACACAGGAGAAGCATTACATCCAGAACGTTACGACGTACCGAGTTTAGAAAGAATTCAAAAAGCGGTTGGCCCTAGAGACTGGTCTGCTTTGTATCAACAAAATCCTGTCGCTGATGATGGTGATTATTTTAACCGAGGCATGATCAACTACTATGAAAAAGGCGAAGTTGATGAAGAACGACTCAGATACTATCAGGCTTGGGACTTGGCTATTGGGCAGCGTGATCGCAATGATTATTCTGTTGGTTTGTGCGTTGGTGTTGATGAGTATGACCGTCTATACATTATGGATTGTGTCAGGGGACGTTACGATGGCTTTGCGCTCGTTGAACTCATACTTGATTTTTATGAGCAATGGAAGCCCTCAATTATAGGCATTGAAAAAGGTCACATTGAGATGGCATTAGGGCCATTTCTTGAAAAACGGGTTAGAGAACGTGGGCTATATGAAGCCTACATAAAAGATTTAAAAACGGGTCGGAGGGATAAGGAAGCAAGGGCAAGAGCAATACAAGGTCGTATGCAGCAAGGCATGGTTTTCTTTCCAAAAGAAGCTGTGTTTACAGGCCCGTTGATTGCTGAATTATTGCGTTTTCCTAATGGGATACATGACGACCAAGTAGATGCACTGGCTTGGGTAGGTTTGATGATGACTGAATTTGCAACGTATCAAGCTCCTGTAATCAAAGAACCAAGCTGGAGAGATCGACTTGAAAAATTTACCAAAATTGAGCGCAGTAAATCTGCGATGAGTGCGTAGACATGGCAACTAAGACTTCAAAAATTGAACAGGAAGTAATTGCTTCTAATCAGTGGGATCGTTATGTCAGAGCAAGAGATAACGGACATGCTCAATATATTGATCTGGCAAAACGCTGTGATGCTTATTATCGGGGCGATCAATGGCAAGAAGAAGATATTTCTGCCCTAGAAGCAGAGGGCCGACCCGCACTGACTATTAATACAATTTTACCAACGGTAAATACTGTATTGGGTGAACAGTCTAGCCGTCGTGCAGACATTCAGTTCAAACCCAGAAGGGGAGGCGATTCTGAAGTTGCTCATACGCTGACTAAACTTTATATGCAGATCTCTGATGCCAACAAACTGGATTGGGTCGAGCAACAGGTTTTTTCTGACGGTTTGATCATGGATGGTCGAGGTTACTTTGATGTGCGAATGGATTTTACTGATCACGTTGAAGGTGAGATTCGTATTACCGCAAAAGACCCACTCGATATTCTTATAGACCCAGATGCCAAAGACTACGATCCGAAAACATGGAATGAAATTTTTGAATCCAAATGGATGACACTCGATGAGATCGAAGAACTTTACGGTAAAAGCAAAGCCGAAGATTTACGTTTTATCGCAGAGAATGGAAATAGTTTTGGTCGAGATTCCGTTGAATACGAAGAGACTCGTTATGGTGATACACAATCTGCTGATGATTATACGGGGCATGGTGTTTCTGGCGAGGATGAATACAGGAATATAAAAGCATTAAGAATTATCGAGAGGCAACATAAAAAGATTGCTCGGGTTGATTTTTATGTCGATCCAAACACAGGCGATCAACGTCGTGTTCCCGAAGCCTGGTCAAATACCAAAGCGAAAAAATTTGCAAAGCAGTATGGCTTAAACATTATTACTAAAGTAGTAAGGAAAGTTCGTTGGACTGTAACCTGCGATAAGGTAGTGCTGCATGATGATTGGAGTCCTTATGACGAATTTACTATTGTGCCTTATTTTGCGTATTTCCGAAGAGGTAAGCCGTTTGGCATGGTGCGTAACTTATTATCACCACAAGAACAGCTAAACAAAATTGCATCTCAAGAACTACACATTGTAAATACAACAGCCAACTCTGGTTGGATGGTCGAGTCAGGTTCTCTGGTAGGCATGACTGCTGATGACCTTGAAGAACACGGCGCAGAAACAGGACTAGTTTTAGAGTATCAGCGTGGTACGACTCCACCTACAAAGATTACACCGAATCAAATTCCTACTGGTTTAGATCGAATTGCAGCTAAAGCGGCTGGCAATATCAAAGTTATATCTGGCGTTAATGATTCAATGTTAGGAACTGACGGTGCTGAAGTTTCTGGTATTGCGATTCAGGCGAAACAAAATCGCGGAGTCATTATGATTCAGGTTCCATTAGATAACCTGAAAAAGACCAGACAGTTTTTAGCCGAAAAAATACTTACTCTAATTCAGTCTTTTTACACTGAGCAACGGGTTATTCAGATTACTAATGAAGAAGATCCCTTAAAACCAAGAGAACCTTTAGTCATTAACGAAATGACTCCTGAAGGCACGGTTGTAAACGACCTAACCATCGGAGAATACGACGTAATTATTTCAACTGCGCCAGCGCGGGATTCTTTCGATGAAGTTCAATTCGCTGAAGCAATTAATCTGCGACAGGCAGGGGTAGCAATACCTGATGATGCCATTGTCGAATACAGCCATCTTGCAAGAAAAGGCGAACTGGCGAAACGAATTCGTATTGCTACAGGGCAAGAGCCACCAACTCCTGAACAAGCTGAAATGCAAGCGCAGCATCATCAATGGGAGATGGATCAGATTCAGTTGGAGATTGCGAAGATGGAAGCGGAAGTTAGGAAGCTGCAATCTGAAGCTGCGGTCAATATTGCCAAGGTTCAGGACATGGCTGATGTTCAACCAAATACTAAGTTGAACGAGCTTCAAGCGAAGTTGCAATTGAAGCGCGAAGAATTTGATTTGCGACGCGATCTCTCTGACAAAACTAATCAACTGAGAGAAAGACAGTCGGAATCACAAGCTGCGGCGAAGATAGCTACTACCGCTATGGCTCAAGCAGGTCGGAATACTGTTAATTGAAAGGCCCAATGAAGAAGTTAACGAACTCAAACATTAAACGGATACACGTTAATCAGCACCATATCCGTAGTAACGCTAAGAACGAGGAAAAACTTCCTCCTCTTACAGTAAAAACATCGGGTGCTAACCATAAAGGTTATGACGTAGATATTCTTGGACCATCGAAAGTTATGTATTCACCTGATAAGCCACTGTCTTGTGGTGCAAAAGTTTGGATTGAAACTCACGCACCAGTTTTTATTAAGTAACCAATAAGGAGTAACCATGTCAGAGCAACAAACAGAAGAGAAAGCGGTAGAACTCGAAGTAATGCCCGGTGCAGAAGCAATGGAGCAGCCCGAAAACATAGACTTAAATTTCGAAGTGGTTGAGGAAGCTAATGAAACAACCGAGCCAGAAACCGAAGCAGAACCGGAAGTTGAAGCCCAAAGCGACACCGACAATACCGAAGAGGCAGTGGCTGAAGAAACTACTGAAGAACCTACCGCCGAAGTAGAGGAAACAGTTGAAGAACCTGCTGAAGAAACCGAACAAGTTGCGGAACAGACAGAAACAGAAGAAGTAGTTGAAGAACCTCCGGTTGAAAAACCTAAAAAACAGATGGTTCCTAAGTCTCGACTCGATCAGGCACTTAATAAACAAAAAGAATTGCAACGTAAACTCGAAGAAATTCAAAATAAACAGACCGAAAGCGAGGCTACGCCTACTCCTTCTTATGATTTTGATAAGGCGGAAGTCGATTATCAGGCGTTGGTCTTGGACGGGAAATCTCAGGAAGCAGTTGCCTTGAGGAAAGAGATTCGTGCGGCTGAAAGAGAAGCACTCAGACAAGAAATGCAAGAAGATGTCACGCAAACAGTGAGTGCGAATCAAGAACAGGCGGAAACTCAGAAACTTGCAGCCGAAATTGAAGCTGAATTCACGATTTTTGACCAAAACCATGAAGATTTTAATGAAAGTATGGCCCAAGAAGTCATTGCTTTGCGTGATGGGTTCATTCAACACAACCATTCTGGCCCTGAAGCACTCCGTAAAGCGGCTGACATGGTAATTAAAGCCTATGATTTACGTGGGCCAGCTTCTCAGCAAGCTGAAACTCCAACATTAGCAGCTAAAAAAGCTCCAACTAAACCCCCCGTTGACGAAGTTGCGCGAAAACGTAAGCAAGTTAACGAAAAACTTAAAGCGGCGGAGGCACAGCCCCCAGAATTACCTGGGGAAAGCAGTGCGGCGCACGGCGAAAAACCTCTCGACATCGATAATATGACTGAAGACGAGTTTAATGCCTTGCCTCCCGCCACAATCGCTCGATTGCGAGGAGATGTTTTGTAATGGCAAGTAAAAAAGACCCCCGTTTGGAAAGAGCAGGTGTTTCAGGCTACAACAAGCCTAAAAGAACACCTAACCATCCAACAAAAAGCCACGTTGTAGTTGCTAAATGTGATGGCAAAGTCAAAACCATTCGCTTTGGGCAACAAGGTGTAAAAGGGGCAGGTAAAAATCCCTCTAGCGCATCAGAAAAAGCGAGGCGTAAGTCTTTTAAAGCAAGACATGCAAAGAATATTGCAAAAGGTAAATGTTCGGCTGCGTATTGGGCAGACAAGGTTAAGTGGTGATTAGGTATTTTGTAATGAAACAAAAATTCAGACATTTTTCTCGTCCTAATAACACTTTTGCGAAAGTTGTATTTGCTGTGGAGTGTGATGAGGACGGAAATTGTCCGAACTGTCATATTGATTATGCAGAATGCCCCTGTTTAGGCCCAACCATGCCTAATGTTGAATACGAATGGAGGGATGGGATTATGTATGGAAGGAAAATTGCCGATGACTAAGAAGCCATTTGCAGAGCAAGTTGGTGGAGATCACTACAAGAAGCTAACAATACAGCCCGTTGAGTATATTTTGGCAAATAACCTTGGTTTTGTAGAAGGAGCCGTCATCAAATACGTAACTCGTTGGAAAGATAAGAACGGGATAGAAGATTTACACAAGGCTAGACACTTTATAGATCTATTAATTCAATTTTTGGAGGAAACAGACCATGCACAAAGGTAAAAAATGCGTATTGAATGCCCCACCTAAAGGAAAAAAGAAGAAAAAGAAGAGAAATTACTAAACGGCTCTTGTTTTTCTTTATTAGTAAGACTAATATTTTATTTTCGCGTACTTGCGCGTAATCAAGTCGTGTCGAACACGTTAATCTCGTCCTCGTCTGTACTAGACGTTAAACCTGCCGAGGTCGAACCTCGCTAAAAAACGCTGATTCGTCGTCTTCACGATACGAAGTTGACGGGTTAGCCGTACCCATAATTTCGGCTACTTGATTTTAATTCATTATTAAGGAGGCCAATTATGGCTTTAACTAATTTTGCGTCACTGACCAGTAATCAGTTGACTGCATGGAGTCGTGATTTTTGGCGTGTAGCTAGAAACATGAGCTTCATCAATCAATTTGCAGGTACTGGTTCTAACGCTATGGTTCAAAGAATTACTGACTTAACCAAGTCAGATAAGGGAACCAAAGCAGTCATTACCTTACTTGCTGACATGACAGGTGATGGTATCACTGGGGATAACACCCTAGAAGGTAACGAAGAAGCATTACGTGCCTACGATATCACCATCGAGCTTGATCAGCTTAGATTTGCTAACAGGATTGCTGGTCGTTTAGCCGATCAAAAATCTGTTGTAAATTTCCGTGAGAATTCTCGGGACGCTCTTGCTTATGCAATGGCGGATCGTATGGATCAACTTGCGTTTCTAACACTGTCTGGTGTTGCATACACAAACAAGACCAACGGTGCGTTAAGAACTACTTCAGCTACAACAGGTCATGAGCTTGTTGATTTGGAGTTTGCTTCTGACGTTTCAGCTCCTTCTACTAATCGTCACCGTCGTTATGATGCAGGTACAACAAGTATTGCCGCAGGTGATACTACTGCTACTGACGCTGCGGACACGATTAATTACAGAGCGATTGTTGAGTTGAAAGCCTACGCCAAGGATAACTACATCCGAGGAATCCGTAGTGCTGGAAACGAAGAAGTTTTCCACATGTTTGTAACTCCACAGCAAATGGCTGATCTCAAGCTAGATAGTGATTTCCTAGCTAACGTGAGAAACGCAGGTGTTCGTGGGCCTAGCAACCAGTTGTTCTCAGGTTCAAGTTCACTAATGGTTGATGGTGTGATGGTTCATGAGTTCCGTCACGTTTTCAACACTGCTGGTGCAACTTCTGGAACTAGCACAAACGCTGGTTCTGCGGGTTACAAGTGGGGTGCAAATGCTGACCAAGACGGTGCGAGAGCATTGTTCTGCGGAGCGCAAGCTCTAGCAATGGCAGACATAGGCAACCCAGAAGTAGTTGAAGACACTTTCGATTATGGAAACCAGGCTGGTATCTCCATAGGAAAGATCTTCGGTCTACGCAAGCCTGTCTACAACAGTGACTATAACGGTTCTGATGAAGACTTCGGCGTAATTTGCTTAGACACTGCTGTCTAATTAGGCGGTTGACCCCTCTTTTCCTCTTTCTAACTCCTTGGGAGGAAAGAGGGGTTTTTTTACAACTGATACTTGCTTTTGGAGGTTCCCATGTGGACTAAACCTACATTCGAAAATGTAAGGCTCGGTTTTGAAATAACTATGTATTTCAGTAATCGATAGATGCAGTTGAGGGTTTCAAGACATGTTGGAAATCACATTAGCTGCCCAAGGTGCTTTTAAAGCATTTGAACTCCTGAAGAAAGGAGTGGCTGCGGGTAAAGAGATTGAAGACATGTCTGGAACTGTTAAGCAGTTCTTTGCTGCCAAGCATCGTGTAGAAACAGAAGTTAAAGCAGCGGAAAAAAGAAATACAAAGAAAGACATGCTAGTTGGCTCTGCTTTAGAAGAAGCAATTGATTATGTAGAGGAACAACAACGCATTATCAAGATGGAAGAGAAAATTAAATGGATGTACATAAACGCAGGTAAATCAGCGGTCTGGAGCCGCATAAAGACGGAACAGGCGAGAATTCAAAGACGACGCGATCTTGAAGCCAGTAAGTCAAAAGCTAAAGCAAGTGAAGATGAGGCTTTAATACGTGATCTAAGTTTAATAGCGGGGGTATTAGTCGCTGGCGCAGCAATAACGGGATTAATTCTTTATTTATTATTGGGAAGCTAACTTATGAAAATAATTTCAGAAAAGCCACTAACTATAAGCACTCTTTGGGGTACATCTATACGTTTAGAGGCGGGTAAAGAGAGGGAAGTTGGAGATGAGATTGGAATACTCGCACTACAACAAGGTGCTAAAGAAGTTGTTGGAACTAATCAAAAGACTGAATCGCCAGAAATGGTTAGGGCGAGGAATGATAAAGGACACTATATTCCTGATGACCCTACCACACCAGACATTAACGAAGCGTGGGTAGAAAAGAAAGTAGATGATGACTTACTGCAAGTTATGAAAAACATTATCGCTGACGGCGACCCTCGAAATTTTAAAAAGGATGGCTCCCCAAAAGCTGCGGTTATTAATAGAGCTTTGGGTAGAACCGTTGGCACGGACGCAAGAGTCGAAGCATACGAAGCCGCTTTAAATGATCAATAGGTGATCCTATGACAGTTACTGTACAAAGCGTGTTAGACAAAGTGCAGATTGTGTTGCAAGACACAAGTGGGATTCGATGGACGAGTTCTGAACTTGTTGGTTGGGTTAACGATGCTCAACGTGAAATTGCTTTACTAAAACCTGATGCTAGTGCAACTAACGCTACAGTAACTTTAGTAGATGGTACGAAACAGACTATACCCGCTGGAGGGAACCGTCTACTAAGTGTCATCCGCAATATGTCTGCGGCAAGTGCAGGTAATGGTGGTAGAGCTATTCGAATTGTAGATAAAGAAGTTTTAGATGCTCAAACTCCTTCATGGCATGACCCCGCTGCTACTGGGGCTGCTGCACACGGCACATTAGTCAAACACTATATGTATGAGGAAAGTGATCCTCGTACTTTCTACGTTTATCCGGGGGTGTCAGGGAATGCCTATATTGAAATTGTCTATAGTGCAAACCCTGCAACCGTTACTGCAAGCGATGACATAAGCCTACCTGATATTTACGCAACAGCTATTATGAATTATGTAATTTATATGGCGTACATGAAGGAAGCGGAGTTTGCCGCAAACCAGCAACGGGCCTCTGGACACTATCAATTGTTCTTAACCTCGGTCACAGGTAAAGGCCAGATCGACATAATAACTTCACCAAACTCTGACACGCGAGATCCAACGCTCAATCCAATGGTAGGTAATTAATATGGCTAACGTAAATTACGACACATTGTTACCTGATCTTATACCGATGGTGGCGGGTTGTTCGGACACGATGATAGAAAACGCAGTGAGATCCACAGTGATTGATCTATGCGAAACGACCTCGATCTTTCAACAGCAACTCGATCCGATCACTACTGTGGCTAACATATTTGAGTATGACTTTGAGCCACCATCGCAAACTGTAGTCCATCAGATTGCTTGGTTAAGTTATGACGGAAAAAGTTTAGAGCCAATCTCTAGTAGCTTGCTTGAACAGCGTGAACCTAAGTGGAGAGATGAAGATCAATCTGGAACACCGCTTTATTTTATCAAACAAACTCAGACTACTTTTTGGCTTGCCCCTGTACCTAGTGTTTCCAAAGTATCAGGCGTACTGCTCCGAGCTATTTTAAAACCAACCCATAGCAGTCGAGCAGCAAGCGCAGAGGTAATGAATGATTATCGAGACACTATTGTAAACGGAAGTTTGTATCGCCTTCTAAGAATCCCTTCACAACCGTGGACAGACATGCAAGGTGCGATGGTGTATCTCAATTTGTATAACGAAGGTATTGAAACCGCAAAACAAAGAGCCAGGAATGCAGATGGCCCAATAGCTAGGAAAGTTAATTATGGCGGCATCCATAGTCCAATTAGAAAACAAAGAAAAAACTGGGATCAAGCCTACTGAGCCAGTAATCGGAGACATTCGGAAAGAATGGGATTGGGTTCAGCAAGGCGTTAAACAAATTATAGCAGGGGATCGTTACTTAAAGTTTCGCCCCGAAGACGTTTACAGTTTGTGTGTAAACGACCAAGCGATTTTATGGATTTCAGATGGGAACTTTGCGATTACTACTACAGAAATCGACGAGTTCACAGGAGATAAAGTTTTACTACTTTGGTTAGCGTGGACAAAACATAGAGGTAGAAAAGTAGGTGGTATTCATACTGACTTCTTTATGAAAGTAGCTAAAGAAAACGGCTATAAGAAATTGCAAGTCAGATCAAAAGTTAAGCGTCTTGCCCCGTACTTGTTTTCACAGGGCTTTAGATTAGAAACAGTTGTTTATACAAGGCAGGTAGCTGATGAGTGGAAAACCTAGCAGAAGTGACTATAAGCCTTCAGAAGCAGAGAAAACTAATGCCTCTGTTGCGTTAGCGAATTACAGAGCATTTAAGACTCGTTACGATCCATTGCTGCAAAAGATGCGTGACGAATCTCAGTCTGATGCAGCTACGAGAACTTTACGAAATAGGGCTAATGCAGAAACGATGCAAGCTCTGACTTCCCAACCTACTTTACGTGGGGCTACTGACGTTGGAGCAGCAGGGGCTTTAACCCAAGGGATGCAGTCTCAACTCGGTCAGGCTACTGCCAGAGGAAAACAAATACAAAATCAGATGCAAACCAATGTACTTGGTA